CTCAAAGATCAGTTCTAGGGCTTTCTTGAGCTTATCTCTGGCTACTTTTGGAGTAGAGCTACGTACAACTTCTATTCCTTTGATCTTATACTTTGGTTTATCAATAAACCAACTTCCTTCTTTGTAAATTTGAGCCATGACATATTTCTTTTTCTCTACCAGGATCGAAACAGGAGCAAGACATTCATGTTCCATTTTGATACAGGTTTTGATGTTGTTGAAATTCTTTCCCATTATGATAAAAAATTCATCTATCTTTGGTTGAATCATCTTATCTTGATACATCAAAAGAAACTTAGCAACAGTCTCGTTGTCTGGTGGATTGTCTCCGAATCTCAACTTCACTATTTTTTCTAAAGAAAAGAAAATAGAATCTGTATCTGAATATTTCCAATCAATGTTATCAACTTTGGTAGCGAGATATTGTGCAACTCCTCTAGCACAAAGTTGTCCTTGCCATGTAACAGCAGCAGCTATTCGTGGATCATAATATCTAAAGTAAGCCGATCCCATACAACCATACACAGAGTTAATACAGATTTTCAATACATATGATCTAGCTTCTAGCTGTTCCTTTTCAGCTTTTGTTTTAGCATTCTTAATCAAACCTTTTATTGCCATACGTTCATTGAAGATATGTTCAACAAGTTCAGGAATGAATCCTTGTTTATCTCTTCTGAAAAACTCTCCATTGCAAGTAAAGGCTAAGTTATGTTCTGCTAAAACAGTAGCCATATCTGAAAGTGCTTCTATATCTAAACACTTTTCTATTCCAGTATATTTGTTTCTGATTGCTACCAATTCTGGAGACGCATAGATTTCTGCTTCAGAAATAATTGTTTCAGGACTAAGATTGTTTTGAATCATTTGCTCTGGATATGAAGACACAACATCGAATACTGTAAGCCAAAAGTTTCTACCTCTATCTGGTTCTTTGACATAACCTCCAAGATATTCGACAGCATCTTTTGCTATTAGAGGAGAACAAAGAATGTTATTGTGATAGTGAGTATTGTATAACAAAGCATCCCACGGGCGAACTGTTCCAAAGATATCTTCATGACCACACTTCATCATATAACAATAGCCGAGAGCTATGTCAATGAACTTTAGTTTATCATCCAGGAGTTTAATAAGTGTAGTATCTTTTATGTTATAAGAGATATACATTTGATGGTTCTGCTTATACAAAGTTGGCAGATCGCCATACTCTTCTTTGTATTCTAGTTTCTCTTCTCCTAGTTCATTGTAAGCAGTGAAGTCTAGAGTATAGTTTTCTTTTTGATCAGCAGTAAATTTCTGATACAGATCAAGATAATCCCATTGAACAATACCTTGGATGCGATATACTTCTACCTTTCTTTTGTTGACTGTTCTGGTTCCTTTAAATATCTTCTTGTCTGGAGAGAATTCTTTTGCTTTGTTCTCTCCATACTTAAGATGTTTTGTTTTCATTGTTTCAAGTTTATCGAGAGGCAAATCTTTATATGCTTCGTTCAACTCAAAATTTCTCAATCCCCACAGATATTCAACACGATCAATAAGATATGGAATATCGAAAGGAAGATACCATCCTGTCAAGATATCTATGTTCTGTCTGGTAAAGAAATCCATTACAGCACAGAGAAGTTTCTTTTCATCTTTGCATTCCAGGTAATGAATATTCTTTGCTTCTGGAGTATATGGTTTCAATCCGAAGGTATAATAGATATCTTTGTTCAGGTTATGAAATGTAACAGCACTTACAAAATCATTTGGATGTGTGGCAACCGGAAATCCTTGTTCGCCATTAGCTTCTATATCTATAGAATATATGTTCAATTTAGATTTATCATAGACAATATCACCATGATATTGTTCAGAAAGATAGGCGAGAGTGTTACTTATATCTCCATATATTTCAAGATACTTGTTTTCTTTTTCCCATGTATTGCATTCATCAACAGATTCAAATCGTTTAACAGAAAGATAATGTCCATAGATATCTTTCCATTTGGTTTGTTGATCGGTTCTCCAACCTCTGATTGGTTGATACTCGACCAATTCTTCATATCGTTTACCATCTTCAATATACATATGTTTTATGACATTACGATTATATTGATAAATATTTGTATAAAATTTCATTTGACACCTTCTTTTAATCTATCATTTCTGGATCGCCTGTAATTGTAATTTCCATTTCTTTCCTCCTATTCTAGTATATTTTCAAATCTATATCTACATATAGAAAATGATTTCATGACAACTATTTCACAACCTTCTCTTGCTGCTATTTTTTCTCCTATTTCTTCTGCATCAGAACATGATTTATAAAATACATTTTCAAGTGTTTCTATTGTTGCGACTTCTCCATTTACTTGTCGTTCAACTTTTACTAAAATCCAAAATGGGTTCATTATCTTTCTCCGTTATATGTTTTGACAATTCCCCAACAGGGAACGCCTGATTCTTGGTCATTACTTGAACTAGTATTGTATACTACAAATCCTACTGGAGTGCAATCTATTTTTTCCAATCCATCCAATACTCTGCGAAAGGTTCTGCCAGTGCAGATTAAATCGTCAATGATAATACATCGTTGATTGTGAAGTCCTTCTGCTTCGTATCCTGATATTCTTAATTCAGATGGTTTACGAACTAATACTATATTCTTTTTCAGTTTATCAGCAACAATTGGACTAATCATTGCCATACTATAACCACTTATAGCTATAGCATCAAACTCTTTCTTTCTAGGTTTCAGAATTTTAATCAATGTCTTTACAATTTCTGTTCTGGTTTTTGCAGTAAACAATTCTGCTTCATGAGAACATACAGTAATTTTTGCTGGTGCTGGAATCTTCTTTATTAGAGTGTCTTTGATTGCAGGAGCAGGTTGTATATACTTAGCTACTGTTTCTGATAAATCAACATTAAAATATTCTTTTGAAAATCCTACAGTAGGAAAGGGGATAGGATCAAAAAATTTGATATCATACCAACCCTTCTTTGTTGTAAGATCAAGATCAATCATACCATTGCTCCTATGTTAAAGCTTTTCCATAAAGGATAACTAATATTTTTTAAAGCTTGGTTATCCCATTGATCTATATGAGTTTCGCCCATGTAACATTCATCATAATCATAATACAAAACAACACCAACTATACTTCCTTTTACTTTTTTTAACTGATGAATTACATGCTGGAATGTTGCTGCTGTTGCAACAAGATCATCGATGAATACGCATCGTTGTTTTAAAAGTCCTTCTGTAACATAATCACTATGAGCATTATCTCCATCTTTACGAACTAATACTATATTCTTTTTCAGTTCATGTGCTACAATTGATCCGATCAATGCCATGCTATATCCACTCACAACAATAGAATCGAATTCTTTTAGTTTAGGAATTAACGTTTCAAGTATGGTTTTGATTATGATATCTCTAGAAGCATAGTCAAAAGCATATGATAAGAAGCTTGTAGTTTTTTCATTTACCTCTCCAAGTTTTTAAAATACCGTAGCATATATTTTATAGTTTGTCAAGAAAAAAATGGGAAGCATTTCTGCTCCCCATCTTTTTTATTCTGCTTTCAGTCCGGTTAGTACATCGATAAGCTGGTCCTGCTCATTGACCGTCTCCAGCCACTCCGGTTGATTCTTAAGGAATTCATCATACTGTTTCAGAGCACCATTGAGAGGTTTCTTCTTTACCTCATGCTCTTCACAAAACAATTCCTTTGCTTCTTTGATTTCCTTGTTGATTTCTTTTACCTGACTTTTCAGTGATCTGATGTTAGTTGCCAGTGCTACCAATTCGTCATGAGTATACGCCATACGTTTTGTTCTCCCTTTTGTGTTTAGTTTTCGTCTATGTCTAAAACATTATCTTCTGTGATATCCATAAGATCATAGGTCAAGTTTTCATGGTTGTACAGATAGATATTAGATATCATTTGCTTTCCCTGGAACGAAAGTCTGTTCATGCAACGTGTCAGAAATCTTACGAACTGATGCTCAACGCTTTTTGGAATGTACAAAGGCTTTTTGAAACATTGCTCTGCTCTGCCATAAGCAATCTCCAGACCTCTTTCCTTGTTGTAAGGATGTTCATCGAACGGATAATACTTTGCAAGTCCGATATGAACCTTTTCGTTTTCGGTATATGCCAGCATATAACCTACAGTGTCACCTTTTGCATTCTTAATCTTTTGTCGGATTTCGTTTTCTCTCATTTTTTTTCCTTTCGTTGTGTTTTGAAATTACAATACATATTAGAAATATGATTGCTAATGCTGAATAATTTACTTTAATAGTTGTTATCCAAAAATTCATCATTATGTTTACGATACCATGTTTAAATTTGAATGTCAAATCTTTTTGTATTGAAAACATATTTAGCTAGGATTAAGTTCTTTGCTTTGATATGACTTCCTTCATAAAACACTTCAGGGTCAGATAAAGTAGCTGGCAAAAAGTTGTTTATAAACTTCTGACCGAATCTTTGTCCTTCAGGATTAGCAAAGTATTCCTTCTCGAACTTAATAAAATCTAGATATGGTACAGTCAGATCAAACATGTTTCTCCGGTATCTTATTGAATGATATACAAATGCATCGTCTGCATTCTACATATGAATCATCTTCAACAAAAGTAAATGCCGGAATATTAAGTTGAGGATGGTTTATAATTCCTTTCACGGTGTTAATCATCAGTCCTGACTTGAATGGTTTGATGTTAGCTGATTTGCCTTTAGCTTTTTTAACAGCATGACCGATAAAGGATTCATATTCTATGACTGCTTCATATTCTATCACCAGTATTCCTCCTCATTCTTTCCCCATTAAGCTATTGCTTGTCTACGCAATTCATGTTCTTTGTTCTTCGGACTTACAAAGAAACATGCTGAAATTCCACACCACAGAAACGCAAAGAACACCAAAATTCCGCTAGGTCTGTTCAAAAATAAACCTAGTACAATCCCTGATAGAATCATGACTAAGCCTATCTTAAGACAGAAGTTCCATCGCTTATGCCACTTCTTCATAAGGTCTTCTGCTGCATCATATAGTTCGTATGAATTCATTTTATCTCCGGTTTAATGATTCGCAGTATCAAATGTATATGTTATCTTACCATATCCATAAGGAGCACGATTGTAATATCCAGTACCCATTTCAAACTGTGTTGATGAAACTCCGTTGTATTGGAGTCCTACCCTGTAATTGTTCGGACTTCCAGTAAATTCATCATACTGCTTGCCGAATTCAGAAGTACTATGTACTCTGAAATCCTTGAGGAACACCTGACCTACATCGATATTAATGTCAGGTGCAACATGAGTACGACTAACATCACCTTCAATCGAAACAGAACCGTCTATGGCTAATGCTGACGATGCTGCTAACAATAACATAGAAACCAACAAAGCTATTTTTTTCATAATGTGTCCTCCCGGTTACGATATACAAATGTTACTCCTCTGTTCATTCCTTCAATAACAACTCCTAATGTACATTCAGTTGCTATCAAAACTTCTCCAGTTTCCTCACTATAAAGTTTGTCTCCGAGTTTTGGAAAGTGACATTTCTTTTCGTTGTCCTTAGTATATTCAGAATTGCCATACAGGAACATTTGAGCATCATATACTGTATCAGCATATCCTAATACTCGATAAGCAATAGTTCCATCATGAACAGTACATTTTTCGAGTTCAGTTTCTGTAGGAGTGTTCATTGTGAAAAATGAATTTCCTGCTTCTATTCCTTGAAGGATTATAAATTTACATTTGTTATCTGGATTTGTAGTAAACATGTAATCTCCTGTTTAGTTCAATTAGGCTCGGTGAGGTTTTCTCGTCTAGTTCTGCATAGGTTGTATACAACCTTTGGGCGATTCCCATTCTCCGTTTGCTTTTCTTACCTAAAAGTGTTAGATTGTACCTCTGGTCATTTGGGTTGCGACTTCAAGTGCTCTCTGATTCAGATCAGCATTTGCACCATTCCAGAGAGAATAAAGCCGTGTGTCTGCACTTCTGCCAGCTTCGTAGTTCAGGTATTCGTTCACGGCATTGAATGCTTTGAACATGGTATTCGGAGTCCTATCAGCACCACGACCATTCTCGAAGAGATACTGAATCTTCTCCAGCTTGGTTTCGTTCATCTCTTCGTCTTCATTCGTCTCGTCCTTCTGGAAAACGATCTTGACGAACTTATCAAGAGACTTCCGATCAACAGACTTGGATGCCAGGAACTTGTACTGCTCTGTGGTAGCGATGAATTCCTGGGTGGACACGTTCATGATTTCCAGCACTTTCTCCATGCTGATCTGAACATTCTTGGTGTGCTTGAACTTGAGCATCTTGGAAGCTCTCAGTGCCGGAAGCTGGTTATTGCAGAAGATTCTGCGGGGGAAGTAACCACCGAGAACACTGGTAACACCAGTATGAGAATTGAGTAGGGTGATGTAGGATTCGACTGCATCCCCTTTGGTAATCTCGATAGGATCGACACAGACCTTTGCCTGAATGAAAGTGATTGCTCCACTACGAAGCACACCTACGTTGTCGATATAGGCAACCTTCTGGTCAACAAAATCCTGGAACCATGAAAACGCTTCGTGGTTCTGGAGGACGGTGTAACGATCCCCGACAGTACCGAGAACGGTTTCGGTATCCATACGAACAGTAGCTTTGCACTTCGGAACCTTCGTTCCATTGGCAAGAAAAACATCCTGTGCTCGGACTTCGAAATTAAGTCCTGACTGTTCCATTACCTTGTCTACGGAAAGAAACGGATCATCAATTCCGAAACACTCTGCGCCCCAAAGTTTCTGTACAAATGCCATGATGTTCTCCCTTTTTTATCTTAGATTTAGTTGCTTTGTACAAACACTATAGCACAATTTAAAATGATTGTCAACAAAAAAGTATAAATAGAAATGAACAAGTAATCTGGATGTTATCAGCATACCAGAAACAGGAAGGGGAATTCCCTGCTGTCCTTGTCTATCTTATTTATCAAAGGGGAATATCATGTATTATCTCGTTTATCTTATTCGTAATTTAGTCAATAACAAAATATATGTCGGTGTTCATTCTGCCTGGAATCTTGATGATGGATATTTAGGTTCTGGACAAAATATCAAAAGAGCTATTAAGAAATATGGTAAAGAAAACTTCGAACGAACCATACTTCATTATTGTTATGATGAAATACAAATGTATGAATGGGAAAAACAGATTGTTGATAAAAATTTTATTATGCACGACAATACATATAATCTCTGTGTAGGTGGATATAAACCTCCTTCTAGAAAAAATTCAATTGCTTCTAGAGAAACTAAGATAAAAATGTCCGAAGCTTCAAAAGGGAAACCTTCTAATTTTAAAAATCATTTTCATACTAATAAAACCAAAACCCAAATGTCCAATGTCAAAATCGGAAAATCATCAAACCATAAAGATAGTTTACATTCTGGTGAAACCAAAATCCAAATGTCTATAGCTCATTTAAATCTACCAATTATAACATGTTCTTATTGTAATAAAACTGGTAAAGGTGGTGCTATGTATAGATGGCATTTTAAAAAATGCAAGCTTTATTTTTATCCGAAGTAATAAACAACCAACCATATAATGCTGATAACAGCAACAGCAGGATTGTATTTCAATTTAAAAATCTTGTGGTATCCTTTCATTTCGTCCATGAGTCTTTCCAGTTTACCTCTATTGGTTTGGTTGTATTGATGATCCCATATGGTAAGAGCAATAGTTTTTACACTACAAAAAATCGATCCTATCCATGCTGCCAGTGTTATAAAATATAAAATCTTATCCATGATTGTTTATCTCCTCTATCTTTTTATTATACCAAGCTGTAAAGTCTTGGTGTTTGCCGATATCAAATTTCATTACTTCGTACAAATGAATCAACAGAGTCACAGGCATTTGAATTGTAGTACCTTCCAGGTCCACATACTCTATGAAGTTTCCGTATGGAGATATACTTTTACTATCTGATAAAGTGATCTTGTTGTAGAATGTTTTGATATTAGTCTCCTTTAATAGTTGAATTATTCTGGTTGAATAATTTTATAGCCTTTGTTATTCCAATAAGCTTTTGATATACGTTCGTATGCTTCTATACCCCAATTGCCCAATGATGCATTCAATGCCCATATAATAATCCTTATATTGTCTTTAGTGTATCCTTTTGAACTATCAATACGATCTATAGAAGGACTTATAGGACTTTTACCTTTTGTTGCTTGTTGAAATTTTATTCCCGTCAATTCACAATATCCAGTATATCTTTCTTGTAACCATTCTATAGTTAGATCAAATGATAGATTTTTCTTTATTGCTCTATGCTTTGCTTGATAAAATAAACTACTCGTAGGATTTATTTTTTTTAAGTCTCTTTTGTATTGGGTAATTCTTTCTCTATTTTCTTTTGCATAACCTTTTCGACATAATATACAACATGAAGCTAATCCTGTCTTTTTTTGTTTATCTTTATGAAATTCGTCAATAGATTTTACTTGTTTGCACTTACTACATTTTTTAACTGTCATTATCGTGCCAAGTGATGTGATTTGATAAAGTCTATAATGTTCCATTCAGAAGTATTTTTTCTAAAACAATGAAATTCATCTGATGATATATATGAACCACAAGAACATTCACAAAGTTTTGTTTCATACATTTCTTCGGGAACAATGATACCACAGCAAGTTACGATTCCTCCAAGAGAATCTTCATCTTCGTGGAACTTATCATATGGAAGATTTAAGTCTGCGTTTAGCCATAACTCATTGAATATATTTTGAATGTTTTCTTTAGTTCCTCCGTTAAGAACTATGATTGTTTTATGATCGTTTGCCCATTTGAATAACATATCATGTTCAGGCTTACCTCTCATATTTTTATACTTAGCAAACATATTACTTACCAAGTGAGCAGTTTGAATTCCTTGCTGAATGGACGAAAGATACATATTGCAAAACGAATATAAACGAAACATATTTTTCCTTTCTTATAAATAAGATTATACACATTCAGTAAAAGGAGATAAATTTGAATTACATTAAAACTTATAACAACATCATTATTAAAGCACAATCTAGAAACAATGTCAATAAAAAATATGAATCACATCATATAATACCTAGAAGTATAGGAGGTATTGATGATTCATCTAATTTGGTACAATTAACTTTGAAAGAACATTTTATAGCACATTTACTATTAGCTAAAATATATGGCGGTAAGTTATACTATGCTGCGTTTATGATGTCAAACTTTAAAAAATATAATAGTAAACAATATTCGTGGATTAGAAATAATTTAACAATGTCTGAAGCACATAAAAAGAAAATATCATTATCAACCATTGGTAGAAAACATTCAGAAGAAACTAAAAAGAAAATGAGTAATGCTAAAAAAGGTAAATCTCGTCTTCCAGAACACATACTAAAAACAGCGCAAGCAAATACTGGCAAAACAAGAACAACTGAAACAAAAGAAAAAATGAGTATATGGCAAAAAGGTAAATCGTTCACTATAGAACATAAACAAAAATTAAAAGAAAATCATAAAGGTATGACAGGTAAAACTTTTTCAAAAGAATCTAAATTGAAAATGAGTATATCTCAATTAAACCAACCAATACAGGAATGTCCATATTGTAAACAAACTGGAAAAGGTAATGCTATGTATAGATGGCATTTTGAAAATTGTAAATATAATATTTAACGATTTCTCCTGTTATATTTTTTTCCTGGTGATAGTGTTTTGAAACTCAAGTTGTCAAATCCTTTTTTATCTCTCATACTAACATCAGAGATAGTTACAGGCATCATTCTTTCAACTCCGATCACTCCTGATATATACATTTGAATCTCTTGAAACATTGTGAAAGGATCAACTGCTTTATAAAACTGAACTTCTTTCAGACAAGGATTCAATTCGATATCATAATTTTTTTCTTTCCAGTTATAAGTATTAGGAATTTTTATTTTAAACAGAGGAACTTTGTTCTCTATAAAGATATTAGAAAATGTTGTATAATCAAGATTGAATGCTTTGTCCAGAGTTTCGAAATTGAAACTGTTATTATAACATCTTGAACCATATCTGTATATTCTTCTTTTGCTATTATCATTAAACTCATCTAAAGCTTTATTACATTTATGTTCAATCAGAAAGTGTTGAATATCTGCGTTGTCAAATGCAAAGGTTTGTTTAGCAGAAAACTCTCTTACTGATAGATCATATACTAATCTAACCTTGCCAGCATATCCAATCAGGAACGGTTTAACTTCAATGCCCCGCAAGTCTCTGCCTGGAATTTGATCAAACAACTTTACCGATTCGGGAGTTTGTTTCTTAGCAAGTTCTTTGGTATCTCGATAATAGATAATGGTTTTATCTATACCTTGTTTAAGAACTGCATCATAGTAATCTCTGAAGTCTGATATGATCAACATCTAGTATCCTTTTACCCATTCGGTCAAAGTATCTTTAACGTCTTCATGCATCCTTTTAAATTCTGCTTGCTGGACTTTTTTCATCAATGCACGATATACAGAATCATAATTATACTTCTTGCCAAAATTAGAAATCATGTTATGAGCAACGAACAGTTGTTGAGTTGTTACACATGAGTTAATAACCTTAACACATTTTTCAACATCATCCCATCTTTTCTTAAATGCTGCATCTAAATCGAACATGTTATAGCTCCGTTGTTCTGTATCTGTAGTATTCAGTATTCTGCCGCATATCTATCAAAGACTTGTTAAGATGGATAGTCTCGATAAAGTTATGATGTTCATCATGATATCCAACTTGAACTAACGATAGAGCAGATAATATTGCTTGTATTGGTGTAAAGGTCCAGATATGATATCCTGGAATGCAAAATTCAAAACTCCGAAGTAAGTCTCTGGTAGTCAAAAGTTTCTCGGCAAGAGAAAAGTATATGCTCCAAAGATCACACTCCCATTCTATATCAGATTTGCCATAGCAACGCAGTTTACATACTCGTTGAATGTGTAATCTCCTTTAGTTTATTGTTTCCTTCTACTCCACGGAAGATTCCGTACTTCTCCCCTTCTTTATATCCGGCCTGGAAATTGTCAGGGTTAAATTTGACAGTGCTTTCTTTACCATCAAACGTATTAGGATACTTTTCTTTCATGTAATTAGCAACCAGAGCACCAGTACAAAGTACAAGAGCATGAGTTGAATTGGTTTCTTCGGGAGTAATACTAACAAAATGATCAACCTCCATCTGTTTCAATTTCTCACAGACAGCAGTAACAAAACCGAGCGAATATTCAGAAATAGTTTTGCGAGTTTTCTTCTTTACCATGTCATAATATTCATCAGCTTTATTGTTAATAATTGCTTCCATATAACAAAATACAAAAGATGAAACAGCAATATCTGGTTTCCTTCCAATGAATCTAATAGACGATTCAAACTTAATGTTATCTATTCCAGTGTTGGTTTTTACTACAATTGATGTAACTCGAAAAGCTTTACATAACCAATATGCAAGACGAAGTATATATTGTTCAGAAGAATGTGACATTACAAAATCTACTTCAACAATTTCAGCAGCAGCTTCAGAGAGTTGAAAATCATCAATGTCATACTTGAGCATCAGCTTTCTTGCAGCTTCCAATGCATTAGCTGCTTCGTTCTCGTATGCTCCTTTGTTGGCAGCAAGAGCTAAGAGTTTATTGATCTGCTCCAAAACCTTTCTGAATTTTTCGTTTGCCATTGTTTCTCCTTGGAAATACTATACTCTATTTCAATTTGAATGTCAAGGATTATTCTTAAAAAGAAAACGTTTGAGCAGAAACTCAATAGTCAAGAACAGAATCATAACAACTAAAACGCATATGATTACATCACCTAGTTGTTGATCACCAAGTTTTCCATGCATTACATTATAAAACCAGTTCATGATTTCACCGAATCTTTCAGAGCTTGCCAGTATTCAGCAGCTTGTGCTTTGTATTTACGGGGAACGAATTCGGTTCTGTTCCATCCACTATCACTTACTGATACAACTGCCTGGACATAACGGGGAATCTTTCTTTTATGGAGCTTTTCGATTACTTCCATAATATTCCGTGGATGATCTTCGGTTCCAATGCCTAAAGTTTTCATTACTTTGAAAGCTTCACTTGTAGAAGTATCAACATTCATGTTCAGATCAAGAGCATAAGACTGTCTCACTGTTTTGCGTTCAGGAGTATGACATTGCCCTTGAAGTGTGAAGAGATTAATGACCCATGTAGGACATTGGGAATCGATCTTGAAAACTCGAATGGTCGGATGACTGTACTTTGAACCATTCCCACCAGCAATGTGATCGTACACGTAGAAATACTTTGCCTTTTTGATTTTCATTTACTCTTCTTTGGATTTAGTTTTTGTCTATCGGCTCGTAGTAAGTAACACTGATGCTTCCGTTCTCATCTTCTACAAGAACTTTATTTACAGCTTTATACTGAGGTTGAGGAGCAGCATGACAAAAGAAATATATGATATAAACAAGTCCAGCAAGTCCAAGTAAGTTGTTGATGAGGTTTCTCATTTCTTTCTCCTTAGAAATACTATACGCTATTTCAATTTAAAAGTCAAGAGAAAAAAATAGACTTTTCTAAAAAACCATATTATAATAGGATATAAATACATATAAAGTGAGGGCTAACGAATGTTTGGTGATAGAAAGATAATGGTATATTCGAATGATGACGGTGCATGTAGTTATTATAGATCAGTTCTTCCATATAATTTTCTAAAGCACTATACTAAATATGTAACTCTTTCAGAAAAAATTCCTAAAGAAGTAACTTTAGATACCATGTATTATGATATCTTTATGTTTCAAAGACCACTTTCAGCTTTCTTGCATAAAGAATTTGTCCCATATTGCAAATCAAAAAATAAGAAAGTTATATGTGATGTTGATGATAATCTGTTTGTCCTTCCTGATTATAATAATGCTAAAGCTGTGTATGAAGCTAATGGATGTTTATATGATCATGGTATGAATTTAGCAAAAGCAAATCTTGTTACTTGCTCAACCGTTCCATTGGCTAACTATATTGCTCAGAATTTTAATCGTAATGTACTAGTAATTCCTAATCGATTGTTTCATTTCTTTCCATACAAAGAAACCGAGCACCAGGAAAACAAAATAGTAAAGGTAGGATATTCAGGATCGGATACTCACATTGGAGATTTCTCGGACGAACTTGTAAACTATTTGACTAAGAAAATCAATCAAAAGAAAATAGAATTTGTTTGCTTTGGTAGTTGTCCGAAACAGTTAAAAGAAATTTCTACTATGGTTCCTTATTGTAAATTAGATCAATACTATCCTGTACTAAACAATCTTCATTTTGATATAGGTTTGATTATAACTAAAGACAATGAATTCAATAGGGGCAAATCCAATCTGAAATATATAGAATATAGTATGCTTTCTATTCCAACTGTTGTAAATGCTGTCTATCCATATGCCAATTCTATAGTCCACAACGAAACAGGATTGCTTGTGAATGACGAAATGAATTGGGAAGTATATATTGATCACCTTATAGAAAACAAAGCAGAGAGAAAGCGTTTATCGAAGAATGCTTATAACTTTGTCAGACAAAACTTTTATTATGAAACTGCTGAACTAGAACTTATAAATACCTATACTCAATTATCAAGGATGTGTTAAAATGTTGGAAAAAGCTCACGAAAAAATGACACAGATGTATTCTACGTTCGGAGACAAGTTACTTCAGCATACCGATGTACTTAACTCGATCCAGAACAAAAAGAAATTTAAACCGATTACTGTTCAACTATGTCCTACAGAAAGATGTGATTTGAATTGTCATTACTGCTCAGTAGGCAATAGAGATAAAAGTAAAACTATTCCGTTACCTATAATCAAAAAAGGACTGAAAGACTTCAGACAATTAGGAGCTAAAGCATTAGAGATTACAGGTGGTGGAAATCCATTACTATATTACCAGATCAACGAAGTAATCGATTTTGCATATAAGCTTGGATATGATATTGGAATTATAACAAATGCTTATGTGCCTTTAAATCATTTGTTATTATCATCTATACAGAAGATTACCTGGATTAGAATATCAATGTCTGCTCTTGATTTTGATATTGATACCTTTTTTAAATTAGGGACCATCCCAAAAGAAAAATTAGGACTTTCCTATATTATCAATAAGAAAACTACAGAAAATATTATTCAACGAATTGCACATATAGCTTCTAAATTCGATGTCAAATTTGTAAGACTTGCTCCTGATTGTCTTAACGATGATTCTCTTACTATCAACGAAAAATGGAACACAACTATAGATAAATATAATAGAGAAGGTAAACTGTTTATCAAAGAAATCAATGATAACTTCTATCCATATTCAGATGGTTGTTATGTTGGAATGGTCAGACCGTACTGGAATAGTTCTGGAGTTTATATGTGTTCTTCTCATGTTCTAGAAACAAAAAATTATGAGACTGCTTGGAAACTATGTGATATAGAAAACATTAAACGCTTTTATAAAGAAGCAAACGAAAAGTTTAAAGCAGGACAAAAGCCATATGACATAGAGCTTTCAAACTGTTATCACTGTTACTATTATAACAACAACAAGTTACTTCACACGGTTGCTACTGAGCTTCCAGACAGGAATTTTGCATAATGAATGACTATACAGAATCATATTACAACACTGTAAATTATCACAACTACTTGGAACGTGCTGATCGATATAAAATATTAGCAAGAGAGCTTGAAGGATTGTTATATTCATTATCTCTGATAAAGAAAGATCATGACATCTTAGACTTTGGATGTGCCTTTGGATTTTTGATGGAAGGATTCAGTCAACTAGGATATGAAAAGGTTTATGGATATGAAATTTCAGACTATGCTAGAGATATTGGAATACAAAGAGGCAATACATATCTTGTAGATATAAACGGCAAGTTCGATATTACATTTGCATTAGATGTATTTGAACATATGACCGACAAAGAATTAGTTAGTTTGTTTTCTAAAATAGATACCAAGATAATTATAGCCAGAATTCCCTGTGCAGATTATAACCAGAAGGATTTCTATTTAGATATTTCTAAAAACGATCCGACACATATAAATTGTAAAGACAAAGATCAATGGAAAATGTTGTTCTGTCTGTTTGGATACAACACATTTCTTCATTTGAATTTGTTTTCTATTTACGATACTCCAGGAGTTTTTTCTTTCATTGCAATCAAATGATAAACCACTCACTTGCAATATCAACATTTTTTCCTCCATATGTTAACCCATTAAGACTTACTATATTTCAGACAAGTATATGTTCTCTTATAGAATCTGGATATGATGGTTATATTTTTATATGTGACGATGGATCGAGTACATATGACCATTTAGATTTTATATATTCATTGCATAATGATAAGATCGTTGTATATAAACAAGGTGAAAATAGAGGATATTCTAAAATAAAGAATCTAGGAATTAAGTTAATCTTAGATCAGAATAATGAGTTTGGATTCTTATGTGAAGATGATTTACTATATAAAAAAGATTGGTGGACATATTATTTGGATGCATACGAAAA